ACGGATACAAAGAGCCTTACATTGTCACTGTTCGTTCTGTTGACTCAATGGTGTATCGCATTGTGGCAAGGTTTATTGACCAAGATGATGTCATTCGAGTTAATGACAGAATGGTTGAACGTCTTAAAAAAGAATTGCGCGATGAAGAAGATCCTGCTGCTAAAGAGAAAATCAAAAAAGAAATTCTTAAGACGCGGAATGATAAAAAGAATGCCATTCTTAGAATTGTCCCGTCTAAGTATTTTACGCATTACCAATTCATTCCTTCGCCTGATGGTGGGTTTTACGGTGTTGGGTTGGGAACTTTACTCGGTCCATTAAGCGAATCTGCCGATAGTATTATCAACCAGTCTATTGATGCAGGGACAAGTAATAACTTAGGTGGCGGATTCTTAGGACCTGGCGTTAGCATTAAGTCTGGTGTGATGGAACGTGACCCCGGCTCATGGATTCCTTTGAATGGACGTGGTGATGATATTCGTAAAGGGATGATGCCTTTCCCCCAGTCGCAGCAAAGTCCTGTATTGCTGCAAATGCTTCAAATGATTATCCAGTATGCTGAACGAGTAGCCGGTACGACTGACATTATGGTGGGTGTCGCACCGGGTCAGAATACACCTGCGGAGACTAGCAGGAATACTGTTGAGCAGGGCATGAAAGTATTTACAGCTATTTACAAACGTATCTGGCGCTCCATGAAGCAAGAGTTTAAGTTGATATACGGATTAAATCGTATCTACTTAGACAAAGAGCAGCATTACATGAATCTGGTGGATGGTAAAACCGCTATGGTTCGTCAAGATGATTACTTGCATGAAATGGTGAATGTTGTTCCGGCAGCAGATCCTAATGTATCCTCTGAGTCTGAAAAGGTTCGTGGCGCAATGGAAGTGTTGCAATTTGCTAAGACCACGCCGGGTTGTAACGTATATGAAGCGGGTCGTAGGTATCTTGAAGCTCGTAAAGTTGCGGGTATTGATGTTGTCTACCCAGATCCACAAGGTCCTCGCGCTATCAAACCGCAACCTAATATTGAACTGCAAATTGAACAGATGAAACAGCAAGGCAAACAAACTGAAGCGCAGATGAAGTTGAAGGCAGTTGAAATGAAAGTTATGTCTGAAATGGAATTGAATAAAGCTAAGATTCAAAAGTTACAGGCAGATAGTATTAAAGCATTGGCAGACGCACAAGGAGTTTCTGAAGGTCATACTATTGCACTTATTGATGCACAAATTGGCGCAGCCAAGAATCATAACGAACATTTATTAAAGATGCTCGATATGGTAAGACAGGGTTCACAACAAAAAGGAGAATCAAATGGCAATAGAGAAAGCGGAGTTCGACCAATGGAAGCAGGACAAGGTGACACTGGCGTTGCTGAATAAGTTGGCAGAAGAACTTGAAGCAACAAAAGATGCTTGGGCAAACGAAGCATTTGTTGGTGCAGATTCACAAGATAGCGAACGGCGTAATGCAACTGCTTTAGGTGGCATTCGTGTTGTTCATAAAATACTAGGAATTACCTTGGAGGATTTAGTATGAGTATTGCAGAACGTGTTCAAGGATGGAGAGCAAGCAAAGGGCATAACCCAGATAACAAGTCTGGCATTAATATTGTAGGGCATCGTATTCTTTTGAAACCAGAAGGCGGAGAAAAAATTACTGAAGCAGGTATTGTTATTCCTGACCAAGCGGCTGAAAAGTCTGAAACAAATAGCGTATGGGCTGAAGTTCTTGAAATCGGAACTGAATGCTATACCGATAAACTTACTGACTATTGTGATGTTGGTGATCGTGTATTAGTTGGCAAGTACGCAGGGAAATTTGAAGTTAGTCCAGTTGACGGCAAGCGTTATCGGATTCTAAATGATTTAGATGTTATTGCAATAGCCACAGGAGAATAGTATGGAAGAGAACCAAGGACTAGAAACAGCATCAGAGAACCAAGAAATTGTTGAAGATAATCAACATGATACGCAAGATTATTCAAGTGATTCATCAAAAGAAAATGACATTGAATCACAGGCTCGTGAAGATGGTTGGGACGAAAACCGCTATTCTAAAGACGATCCAAAGTATGTAACCGCAGAAGATTTTCTTGAGCGTGGGAAACATATCAACCGCATCTTGCAGTCAAAGCTAAAGCGGCAAGAAAAAGAAATGGAAGATTTACGCAATGGCGTAAACGAGTTCAAAAAATTCAGCCAAGCACAAATAGACCGCAAACAAGTTGAGCTGCAATCTGCTCTTAATGATTTGAAGTCTGCAAAAGCTGATGCTATTCGCAATGGTGATGGTGAAGAAGTAAACCGCATTGACGACCAGATTGATGAAGCAAAAGACCAGTTGCGTGAAGCAAAGTCCGCACCACAACATAAAGAACCAACTGAAGCCGACCGTGAAAATAATGCTGACTTTGAAAAGTGGAAGTCTCGCAATGAATGGTATGGCTCAAATACAGAAGCGACTAAAGCCGCTGATGACATAGCCGCAAAGTTGCGTAGACAAGGCGAGAACCGTACAGGAATGGCATTCTTACGCCTTGTGGATGAAATGGTTCGTGATGACAAGCCAGAACTTTTTACAAATCAAAATCGTAATAGACCGGGTGCAGTAAGTGGTAGTGGTTCAAAAAGCGGTGGTGAATCACTAGAATCATTTAAGCGCGGACTGTCTCGTACAGACCATGACTTTATGGTACTTGGTGTACGCGAAGGTTGGTACAAAGATGAAGCCGATTTTATGGCTCAATATAAAGCACTTTAATAGTTAGGAGATAATAATGAACGAAATTAAACGCAGTCCAGGACGTCCAGCAGCTCCAACACCAAAACCTTATGTTCCTCGCATTGATGGTGAGCGTAAAGAGTCAGAACGTAAGCGTCCGCTATTTGGTGTACGCACATCTAAATTGGATGTAGAATGGGAATTGCCTGGATTTCAAATGGCATGGATTACAGATTATGATGACGGTCGCTTGTCTTTTGCATTAGAATGTGGTTATACTTATGTAGAACAGAATGAAATTAGCGTTTCTAATGTAAGTTCTGATGTATCTCAAGACAAAGACACTGCCAATCGAGTGAGCAGATATGCTGGTCAATCTGAATCGAATCGTCCTGTTAGGACATTCTTGATGAAGATACCAAAAGAGTATTACGAAGAAGCGCAAGCGGTTATTAAAGAGCAAGCTGATAAACAAGAAAATCAGCTTTACTCAGGAGACCAAAGTCAGGTAAGCGGAAAATATATTCCAACAAGCGTTAAAACCCAGATAGGCAGCAAGATTGTTTAATTTTTATAAACCTATTTGGAGATAATTGCGATGGCAAATCCGAACACCCCTTACGGCTTTCGTCCGTTACGTTACAAAAATGGCAGTGACTGGAATGGTATGGCTAATCCATATTACATCCCTTCATCTGATGGTTCACAATATCAAATTGGCGACGCAGTAGTTTCTGCTGCTAATGGTGACGTAAACGGTATTCCTGCTGTTGCTAAGGCAACTGGTACGGCTACAGTTCGCGGCGTTGTTGTTGGCGTTCTTCCTGTTCCTCCTTTGAATCAAAGTTTGCAAGCTGTTACTCTGTCTCTGGAAAATGTTTACATTCCAGCAACAAAGTCTCAAGGTTATTATGTTTTGGTTTGTGATGATCCTAACGTTCTTTATGCAATTCAAGACGATGGCGCTTCAGCACTGACTGCAACATCTTGCAATAAAAACGCTTCGTTCACTGTAACTAATCCTAGCGTATTGAATCAACAATCTGCATCTGTATTGGGTACTGCAACCGTCAATACAACTCAGGGCTTGAACCTGAAAATGATGGGTTTGGTTCTTGATTCAACAAATGCTTTTGGTATTTACGCAGACTGGGTTGTATCGTTTAATCAACACGAACTTGGTGGTAGCAATACCGCTGGCGTTTAATAGGAGAACATTATGGGTGGAATTATTAACACGGGTTCATTCCCCAAGGCACTCCAACTGGGCGTTCGCTCATGGTGGGGTAACTACAAGCGTCCGGCAACTGTCGCTTCTGAAATTTTTACAAAGATCAAGTCTGATAAACAGTATGAAGAATACTGGCAAGAAGTCCGCACTGGCGTTGGTAAAATCAAACCACAAGGTCAGGGCGTTTCTTATGATTCTATGCAACAAGGTTTCGGTACTCGTATCAGTAACGTAATCTATGCACTGGGTATTCAGATTACTCACGAAGAAATCATCAATAACCTGTACCCTAAATTGGGTAAAGGTCGCGTTGAATCTTTGAAGAATTCTTTGTTTGAAGCTCAAGAAATCAATGCAGCCAATATTTTTAACCGTGCATTTACTTCTGGTTATACTTATGGCGATGGTAACGTATTGTGTTCTACAACCAATCCTAATATCTCTGGCGGTACTTGGTCTAATGCAGCTTCTGTTCCTGCTGACTTGTCCGAAATCGCTCTGGAAAATATGTTGGTTCAGATCGACAATACACTTGATGATCGCGGCAATCACATTTCTTTGCGTGGTATGAAACTTGTTGGCGCACCTGCTAACAAATTTAATGCTCAACGTATTCTGAAATCTATTGGTCAAAGTGGTAACGCCAATAACGACGAAAATGCGCTAAAATCAATGAATGAATTGCCTGGTGGTTTTATTTCTTGGCGTTATCTGACTGCTCCGAATGCTTGGTTTATCACTACCGATGCACCAGATGGTCTGATTCATCAAGAGCGCGAAGCAATGGGGATGCGAGAAGATAACGACGTAGATACCTTTAACTTTAAGGTTCTTGCTTATGAGAACTATGCTTTTGGCGTGGGTGATAAACGCTCGTGCTTTGGGAGCAATGGCCCTTAGTAAGTAATTAAATAAAACTTGGGTCAGCAACTTTTAAGTTAAAAAAGGCAATCAGAGATGGTTGCCTTTTTTTTATGATCGTGATATAAAGAAACCTCTATGACGAGGTACATTACCTCGTTAGGATAACACTAACGTCATAGGAGAATATAACATGACAACACCATCTCGTTTAACCGCAGGTCTTGCTACCGTTACACAAGGTCAGCCTCTTGGTTTTTACCCTTTGCCTGAGCCATTTAATACTGCTGGTACGCAGAATATGGGCGTTGCAACTTATGCTAACGATTTCTTGGCTACATGGTCGCTTGGTGACTTTACTGTTACTGGAACATCTAGCACGTTCTTGCTTGGTACTGGCTTGGGTGGCGTAGCTGTATTGCTTCCAGGTGGCACTACTACTGCATCTTCTATTTACAAGACAACTGCTAACAATCAATTTGTTGCTGGTCAAAAACTTTGGTTTACAACTCGCGTTGCAGTTTCTTCTGTAACTGCACCTACTGCTTACTTTGGCTTGCAATATGGCTCTGCTGTAACTGACGGTATTTGGTTCTCAATGGCTGCTGGTGGTGTATTGAGCTTGGTGTCTACAGTTGGTTCTACGGCTACTACATTGGCTGCAAATCTGGGTACAATGGTAAGTGGTACAATGCTTGACCTTGGTTTGTATTACGATGGTCTTGACCTGCAAGTATTTGTTGGCGATGCTTTAGTTTTCCGTGTAACTGCTCCTACAATTGGCGCAAGCGGAACTGTGTTGACTAACAAACTGATAACGCCTGTTGTTCAAATCACTCCTACTATTTTGCAAACAGTTACTTGTGATTACGTTTTTGCTGCTGAAGAAGTAGTACGTTAATAGGAGTCTGACATGGCTAATGTTATCACGACACAATTGCTTATTGATGGCCCTAGAAATGTGGCTATTAAAGTGGTTGGTATTTTAGATACATCCGACTTAACAAATACAACAATTATTGATCCTTCTTTGCTGGAGTATATGACTCCGACTACACCAGCAAAAAAGATTCGTATTAAGCGTATTATTTATGACGTAGAACCTGTATTGGAATGTAGATTGTTATGGGACGCAACAACTCCGGTGTTTGTAACTGACCTTACTGGTCAAGGACACCAAGAGTTTAGATCCTTTGGCGGTCTTGTAAACAATGCTGGCGCTGGCGTTACGGGTAAATTACTTCTTGCAACACAAGGATGGGCAACAGGAACTATTCTTTCATTCAATTTGATTATAGAATGTGTTAAAGGGGCGTAATGCAATATTTCAAACTTGGAGACTATAACGCCGTATGTGATTTATGCGGCGGTACTTTCAAAGCCTCCAAGATGCGAAAGACTTGGGACGGATACTATGTCTGCCAAACAGATTGGTATCCTCGCAACCCATTAGATTTTCAACCTAGAGTATCTGAAGAATCTGTTCCGCCTTGGACTAGACCTAGAGGCATTGATAAAAATCTTTCTGGCGGTGAGTTAACAGCATCAGGAATTATCCAGTTTTATAATGGCGTTGCTACAAGTCCTTATATTCCTGATATTACTGCTAGTAGTTTTGTTTATTTTTATGCAAACTATACTGATGGCAGAATAGGAACATATACAATATCAATAACGCCTAATGTTGGTTTTAAAGTTTTTACAACTAGCTTATTAGAATTAAGTACAATTTCTTATACAGCAATTTTTAATCCTAATTTTTTAAGTTCAACGCCAGGTTATCTTATTCCAGGCTATGCAATTCCAGGAGACATATAAATGACCAGCACTGTTTACACAGATTTTCAAAACCCAGCAGTTAATGCCGCATGGCTTAATGATGTTAATACATCAACTTATAATACAGTTCCTGCGCTGACTTCTGCTTTAAAATTTAATGCTGGTGCAAATGGAACGCTCGCTATAGGAGTTGGAGCAGTAGCAATAGGAACTAATTCTATTGCTCTTGGCACTTCTTCAGCAGCAGGTTTGTTGTCTGGAACTACTGATTCTATTGCAATAGGCACTGGGGCAGGGTCTTATGGAGTTGGATCAACTTCAATTGGTAATCAAGGTGTTGCTCAAGGATTATATGCAATTTCAATTGGCGGTGGTGTTGCTTATGCAGATTATGCAATATCTATTGGCATTGGTTCATTAGCAAATAATACATATTCTATTTCAATGGGATATGGTGCAAATTCATCAGCAGACAAAGCAACAGCAATAGGATTTGGTTCTTATGCAAATACTTTTGGTAAATACGTTTATGCTGGAAGTTTTATAATTAACGCAGGTGATACCCAAACAGGTGTAACAGTTTTATCAAGAGTAGCGACAGCAGCATCTACGAATTATGTATTAACTTCAGATACATTAGTCCCATCTTCATCATCAAAATACCAAACAAATAATCAACTCACACTTCCAGTTTCTTCTGCATTTTCATTTGATGGAACAATTGTTGCAAGACAAAAAGGTTCTGCTGGAACTGCTGTTGCAGGATGGACAGTTTCTGGAGTCGCGCATCGTGAAGCAACAGGCAATGTTCTTTTCTTTGGGACTCCAACAGTAACTGCTTTGGGTACTGTCCCTACTGGTTGGACAATGACTTGTACTTTAGATACCACAAACCAAGCTGTTGCATTTACCTTTAACATGGGAACAACAGTTATGAACGTTGCTTGTATGGCAACTATTAGATCATCAGAATTAACTTATGCGTAATTTAACTGGTAACTTATAATGTCTACAACATTCAGCGTAAGCGCATCAGACCTAATCGCCTCATCGCTTCGTTTAACGGGTCGCTTTGGTGCGGGTGATACAATCCCTACTCAAGACCAGCTAAACGTCTTGCAGGCGCTTAATATCATCGTTAAACAGCTTGTGGTAATGGGTCTTCCGTTGTGGGCGATTGAGAATGTATCAATTCCTTTGGTGGCTGGCAAAGCTACGTATAATATTGGTCCATCTGGCTCAGATGTTGTGTGTAATAGACCGATGAAAATTAAACAGGCTATTCTTACGAACAGCACTGGCAATAACATTGAATTGAATGTGGTATCACGCTATGACTACAATAAAAACGGATTGCCAAGTTCGCAAGGCGTACCAAACGAAATATGGTATCTTCCATCCATCCCGAATGGCGTGGTTACGCTTTACGACGTTCCAATTGATTCATTATCGACCATTATGCTTGTGTCGCAACGTACTTTTAACGACTTCAACACGTTTTCAGACACGCCAGACTTTCCGCAAGAGTGGTATGCACCATTAAAATGGCTGCTGGCAGATGAAATTGCGTTAGAATACGAGTGTAAGCCGAATGTTATTGCAAAAATATCTCAAAAAGCGGCTGAGTATCGAGAAGTTGTTGCTGGTTGGGGAAAAGAAGATGTCCCAACAAGATTTGTACCATCATCACAATATACTAGAGGTTCAAGATGAGTAATGTCCGCGTAGACCAGTTACCAACAGCAAGTACGCTTACTGGCGCAGAATTATTGCCAATTGAGCAATCCGGAGTGTTATCTAACATTACGGTGTCAACTTTATATTCTTCTGTACCCGTTTCTCCAACATTGCCAACAATTACAGCGACGGTAGCATCAAACACAATGACGGTTGGCGTGTCATCACAGATTCTTTCGTTTAGGTCTTCAACGCTTGCCAGTGGAATAGTAACAACAATTACAGCAGCTCCTGTTGCGATGGTTGTCCCAACAAATACCACTCTTGGGACGGTATCCGCAAA